GATATGGCCGGTGCGCTATCGACAACCAAAGCGCGACATTACCCCGCTTTACCCTCAAGCCGGTTCCCTGAGTTTCTTGCTCGGCTTGCTGCTTATCGTGGCCGTGTAATGACACGGATCGCTGTCGAGCTTTCCTTACTAACTTTTGTGCGTTCCAGTGAGTTACGTTTCGCGCGTTGGGATGAATTCGACTTCGATAAATCTCTTTGGCGCATACCGGCAAAGCGAGAAGAAATTAAAGGCGTGCGTTACTCATACCGTGGCATGAAGATGAAAGAGGAGCATATCGTTCCTCTCAGTCGGCAGGCGATGGTTTTATTAGAGCAGCTCAAGCAAATTAGTGGTGATAAAGAGCTGCTGTTTCCTGGGGATCATGACGCAACTAAGGTTATGAGTGAAAACACGGTAAATAGCGCCCTGCGTGCGATGGGCTATGACACGAAAACTGAAGTTTGCGGGCATGGATTCAGAACGATGGCACGTGGTGCTATGGGTGAGTCAGGATTATGGAGTGATGACGCGATTGAACGGCAGTTGAGCCATTCGGAAAGAAATAATGTACGTGCTGCGTATATTCATACCTCTGAGCATTTGGATGAGCGTCGCTTGATGGTGCAATGGTGGGCTGATTACCTCAAAGCAAATGAAAGCAAAACAGTTACACCTTATGATTTTGCTAAAATAAACAAAAAACAATAGCAAAATAAACGCCTATAATTTAAATAGGCGTTTATTTTGTGTTAAACACTTTAATCATAATCTTCCATTAGTAACTTTTTTTCGCACCTCGTCTTTCCAATTACCACTATGAATTATTCTATCGAAATTATTGCCTGCTCTTCCTGATAACAAATCGATTCGAGATAGCTTGCTGATTTCATCCCAGTTATCATAGAGGATATATATTGCATTACCATATTCTATATTTTCAAAAACAACCAGGTCGTCCTCTAGCATAGCTCCAATATAATTACTGAACGTACTATTACCTGTGACAATTTTTTTAGGATCAAGGCTCATAAAGAAGTCATATCTGTTTTCAGCAACACTTTTCTTATCTGTAGTGATATTTTTCCCTCTAAAGATTCTTGCTAAAACTTCCTCTTTACTACCTGGTGGAAATATGTCCCATGATACTATGAGTGTGTCAGCATAAGTCGATATAGGTTTATCAGCATTCTCAATCCCACACTTCCCAATATTTTCTTGAAGAAGATTTAAGTCGAATAATAATTCATCATGAAACTTGGTTGATTTTTTTTCTAAAATTCTAGTTACTCTGAAATTAAATATGAAATGACTGTCCGAAGACTGTTTGTGATTAATTTCAATTGCTATGAGTCTTGGTGGGATAATATCTCTGGGGTATTTCTCGTGAGGTAATCTAACAGTATGCGTACCGTTAGAACTATCACCCCAGTTAGGTGACTCAATTTCAGTGTAATGAGTTTCTTTTGGAAGGTCTTTTCTTACGATTTCTTCACCGAAAACATTTTTGAATGAATATTTGCCTTGCAATGGATCGGGTATAACCGACGTCTCATAAGCATTAACACCATTATCAAAGTATATTCCAAGGTGCTCTAGTATACCATTTTTTAATTGGTCTTCTGTAAATGCGATGGAAGTGCCAGCAACAACTGCATTGCCAAGCCTTTTTAACTTGTTATGAATGTTTTTAGGTATAACTCGTATGTTTTTTTTCATTTTTTCCTCATACTTGATCGTCGATGTCTCTTTGCTCTCGCTTATTATGTAAATCATTGATAAACATAACATTAGCTAGTATTACACTAATCACTGCCTCAATCTGCATGTATGAAATGGCAATAATTAATGCTAAAGATATGTCTTTTATTACTTCTTGACTCTCTAAATAAAGATGACTCTTGAAAAATACTAGTTTAACTAAATATACAACAAGTAAAGTAATCATAACGAAAGATGATTTTAGAACACTTCCAACTATTGCTTCTAACCTTTTTGTATCTTCCAGTTGTTCGGTGAAATCAACAGTTTCTATAGTTTTGGGGTTAACAATACGCTGCAAAGCATTTGGATAAAGAAACGCTAACCAAATCCCCATAATAGTAAAAACCATTCCAGAAACTGATACGAGAAGAGTGCAATAGTTAGCAAAATCGTTATACACATAGTAAATATCGGATGGTAAAATGACCAATAGCGATATAATGAATATTGCTATGTATATCCATGTGTATTTGACGAGGCCTACTATAGCTTTTAACATTCAATCCTCTCCAGATGCTTTCTTTATTCTTGATTGAGATTTTAATGCTTTTAGCTCTTTTAATATAGGGGAAATGAATTCTTTTCTTTTGTGTGATATGTGTTCGTAGATATATGCAGCGGTATATGTCGAATAGTCTTCGGAAGGGACATTGAGAATATCACGCATTCTATATTTATCCACCCATGTTATGCCCTTGTCCGTCGCAAATCCCACATTATCCCAAAGACGTTTTTCTCTATCCTCAGCAGAATGTTTTTCAATTATTTCTTGAACTTCTTTCAAGGATGGCTTCGCTTCTGCTTTTATTTCAATCTGTCTTGTTCTGGTGTTTTTCTTTCCGGACACAAATGGAACGAGAGTGCTAAAAGTCTTTAACCAATCAGCTCGTGCGTCATTTGGATTTATAATAATGGTTTCTCTGCGAACAATATGTGTTATTTTTGATATCAATTTACCTAACTCAGCATGAGTGGTTTCTAAGCTTCGGAGCTTCATATCAAATCTGTACATGTATTTATATAAATCTTCGTCATCAGTATTAGATAATCTTATATAACCTTTCTCGGTTTTATTTTTAACTCTTTTGCTATGTTTAACTCTATTAGTAATAGATGAGTGTACATAATCTTGAAATAGTTCAGAGTCACAAACAGAATGATCGAATTTAATAGAAACTATAGTTTCAAGTTCAGGTATAACCCAATAAAAGCATGGGCGACCCCAGATGACTTTTTTCCCTCTGTAGCTATTAGTATATTTAACCACTGATGAACTTCCGATTTCACCGTCTTCACTCGCTCCTAATAAAGAACCAGTACTATCAGTATCAGATTTCCATAACATGATTAAAAAATCACCAGTATTTTCATCTTTGTAGATGTCTTTACAATAACACTTTGATCTATTGGGTTTTTCTTTTGGGTCCCATGGTATGGTGAGTGCAAGAGGTTTAGTTCCTACCCAATCCTGTATGAGGTCAAATGTTTCGCTTAGTTCTAAACCATAGGTATTGTCATCATTTACCTTGTATAAACCGCACTTATTAACCTTGAAAAAATTGAGATGCCCTACATTCATGCTCTTTCCTTAGCTTCTTATCTTTGGATATGCACCATGATCAAAAATTAAGCATACTCCCATTGACTTAGCTCAGGCAATATTTTCGCCCTAGAATTTGATCGGTTTAACGTTAAATATTCAGGGGTTACATGAATATTTTCACTTCTTTCCGATTAGACAGGTCATGAGTAGGATAATAATTATCCTCACGGCTTAGCGCGCAATGCTCTCCCCGCCACGCCTGCCCGCTTAAGAGGTCGCTTTTAATGCAGGTGCATGAACGGCCTCAGGCCGCACCGGCACTGGTGTTGCGTGGGATAAAAAATACGGGGATTTGCATGCAAAACCATGCACCTTATGGATGCATGGCTTTTTTCAGGAAAAATAGCGGAATTTTCGGGGATTTTTTCGCGTGCTACCGTGTGGCCAGTTCTGCACGTCGGCGGGTGTAAATCAGGTTCTGTGCCGGGGTGAATTTTTCGCGACTATCATCCCGCGAAGCCGCATCAGGCCTGAATCCGATGGCCGTTAAAATATCGCTGTCCTGCACGGAATAATTAATTTTTTCACCGGCGGCCAGCCACACCGACAGGGCTTCACGCAGATAATCAACCGAGTGCTGCATGGCGCTCTGTTTTACTGCGGGAAGCTGTTCGTGATATCCCATCAGCTCAGGTGCCAGCGTGGCGGCCAGCTCCGCGCCGTGCTGCTGCATAAAGTCATTGAGCCGGTTGCGAATGCTGATGTGCTGCACCTCCTCATGTGAGCGGATATAGCGACCGGCAGTCTGATTAATCTCCCATTTTTTCACGTCGATATTGTCGCGCAAATCCTGCATTTTGCGCGGGATTTGTTCGTCACCGGCAAGGAGCTGTTCACGGTATTCAAGTTCAAGGTCGGCCAGTTCGGCTTTACGTTTCAGCCAGGTGTTTTTGTTCGTCTGACAGGCCTCAAAGGCCTGCTGCAATGTCACAGTGGTCACGTGTCTCTCTCCTGATTAATGCCGGAACGGCGAGCTGTAGCAGCCCTGTACTTTACGCGGCGGCGCTGGCGTCACCGGGGCGGGGTCGGTTTTCTCCGGTGCGGCACGTATCACACCGTCAACAGACTCGATGGTGCGGAAAGTGGCCGAGCATTCGATATTGGTACACTGGTGATAACGCTGTTTGACGTTTTCCGACAGATACCGGCTGGTTCGGACATGCGAGGTCTTTTTGCAGAACGGGCAGTGAAACATAATTCAGCCCTCCGCCTGTTCAGGGTTTTTGGCTGCCAGTTCAGCGGCAAGCTTCATCCGTTTGGCGGGGCTTTTGAACAGTTCCATATCAACCCCGGTAATTACCGGACGATTCATGCCCGTTACGGACAGAACCGGCTCCTGTGTAATATTAAAATGATACAGGGCTGACTGCATATTAAGTGCATCACCCAGCTCGCGATTCACGGTCGCGCGCGGCGAGGTTTCCCCACTCATTTCCAGCGACCGTATACGCAACAGGAAGGCACGTAACAGTGCGGGGCTGATTCCGGCCTGCGCCTTCTTCCACTCGCTGTTGGCGTAAGTGGTGAATGCTTTTTCATGGGCGCGGATATAAGCCGTACCGGAGGAGCATGCGCCAAGCATGGCGAGGCTTTTGTCTTTCTCGAGCTCGGTAATCAGACCGGTGAACTCATCAGCCAGTTCGCGGCTGGCGATACGCTTACTGTGTTCAGCTTTCAGTTCAGGAGTGAGGTTGCCACGCAGGGTTCGAAAGCGGCTGCGCCAGTCCTGTTCGGCCTGTGCGCTTTCACTGAGGGCAGTCTGTCGTTCCTGCTCACAACGCTGAATGGAAGCCTCAATGTCGCTGAGTTTTTCCATGCTGGCCATGTATGCGTCTTTTGCTTCGTTAAGTGCGGCCAGCGCACCGGCAATGCGTTGTTCCGCGCCTTCATCCTGTTTACTGATAACGGTCTGCATGGCTTTGATAATGAGTTCGGGTTTCATGTTCAGGCTCTCCGTGTGTTCAACCTGAAATGATTCTGACGCCTCCTGCACAACAACACGATTCATTACCGTTGTCAGAGTGCTGGCACAAACAGACCTTAAAATCAGGCTGGCCAGAGAAAGGTCGCAGGAAAATCTAACTCACCGTTTGTTTTTTTACTTATAACTATTCACCACTGTTCACCTTAAATAAAAAGATAAGTAATACAGTAAGTTAAATGGTGAACAGTTGAGGGTCTGACTGTTCACCGACTGTTCACCACTGTTCACCCTCCTGTTTTGCCCTGGCTATAGCATCTAGATTTTATTTCGATTAAAAATAAAAAATATATAACTAAAAGAAATAGAAATTGCTGCATTGTAATGCAGTGATTTGCATATGTTTGCCAGCGTTTGCCTTTGTTTGCCATAGGGAAAAGTCAATGTTTGTTTCCCCGAAAATCTCACATGACCTGAGGAAAAATATAGACATAATAAGGAGTTACCCGAAGCCGGACGGACACGACCGGCACTGTATGGACTTTATGAGGTAGCCCGATGCACACCGCTTTTTCTTCCCCGTCTTCTGCCCCTGCCGCGCCGCTGATGCCGGTTTCTGATACCGTTCACGAGCGCTTTATCCGTCTGCCCGAAGTGATGCATCTGTGCGGCCTGTCCCGTTCGACCATTTACGACCTTATCAGCCGGGAAGCCTTCCCGAAACAAATCTCCCTCGGCGGAAAAAATGTGGCGTGGGCGCAGTCTGAAATCACTGCATGGATGGCGGATCGCATTGCCGAACGTAACCAGGGCTATGACGCGTGATGATGACCGTTCAGCAAACAGCCCCTTTTTCTGGCTTGCTTCTTTTCGCCGTTTCCAGGTATAGTTTTCCCGCTGTCGCAAAATCGGCAGCCGGGATTTGCAGCCCGTGTAACTTATTGGCGACACAACACGCGCCGAGCGTGTTTTTTTATGTCGTTGCTCAGACACACCTATTTTTCGGGCTGTGGTGCTTACACCGTGGCTCCTGTCAGATAATGGTGGTCCGGGCGGGGCAGCCTTCGGGCTGGCCGGTTTCCAATAAGGCCGGTACTGCAAACCCTGTCCGGGCTACCACCCATGAGATTTGCAGCTCTTGTGGTGGCGATAACCGCTACTTATTGGAGATTGCCGCTATGGCTACGACCCTCACCCCGTCACACCCGCAGTTTGTCTTTGTGTTTGCCGCCGTTCGTCGCGCAGACCGTAAACCCCGTATCTGTATGCTTCGCACCGTTGCCGGTGATGAGCACGCCGCTCGCCTTTCTCTCGTTCGCGATTACTTTCTCTCGTTCGCTGGCCGTCTGCCGGTTGCGGAGGTGTGCGCATGAGACACACCACCATTACCGCCCGTGACCTCGAATGTCTGGAGCATATGCGCAATGTCGGCCAGCTCGTCGGCGACCTGATGCAGGTGCAGGACTGCGCGACCGTTAGGCGTGACCCGGCGCAGCAGTTACAGCTCACCTCCGTGATTTATCTCATGACTGCCCAGCTCGACGGCGTGGTAGAACGCTGCAATCAGCACTGGCTGACCGGGGAGGGTAACGTATGAAAAAGCCATTACCGCCCGTATTACGCGCCGCGCTGTATCGTCGCGCCGTGGCCTGTGCATGGCTGACCCTGTGCGAACGTCAGCACCGCCATCCACACCTCACCCTCGACGCGCTGGAAAGCACTATTGCCGCCGAACTGGAGGGCTTCTACCTGCGCCAGCACGGCGAGGAAAAAGGCCGCCAGATTGCCTGTGCACTACTGGAGGATTTAATGGAAGCCGGACCACTCAAAGCCGCGCCGTCGCTGTCCTTTCTCGGGCTGGCCGTGATGGATGAGCTTTGCGCCCGTCATATCACCGCGCCGGTACTGCACTGAGGGAGAAAACAACCATGAAAATGAACGTAACAGAAACGGTAAAACAGGCCTGCGGCC